TATGGAGCCGCTTCTAAATTATTATCCCAGTAATTTCCTGATCTAATTATCTTTTCAGCATTAAAAATAGGATAAATAACTCCGTATGATCCACCATTAGGAAAAAATCCATGTCCATCAGATTCTAAAGGTGCCTCAGTAATTTCATTTTCTTCCGGTAATCCTTCACAAAGCCTGTGACCACCAGCTTTAGATGAATATTCTTTTCCCAAACATCTAGCATATCTATTATTTTTAAAATATACTGGCCCTCTAACTAAAGGCGGTTCTGGGTGACTAGGAGGATAAATCAAATATCCACCCCCAGCAAGCAAATTTTCTTCAATAAGCTCTTCCCCTATTTCCAAAACAGCGCTTCCTAAGTTCATAGTTGCAGTCTGCCAATGCGGTACCAAAATAGTATTATGCCTAATAACTAAACAAGGGGATGGTCTACTGCACCCTTGTCCTTGCGCAAATATACCATCATAATGTGCTTGTCCTTGCGATCCATTTGCCGGTATAGAACCATTATCATTACAATAATTATTTTCATACCAGGCTGAATATTGGAAGCACTGTCCGGTCCAGTAGACCTTGGTCCATTCGATTTTTACGTCGGCTGCTGAGCTTTCCTGCCTGATTGATATTCCGTTTCCTAAAGATTCAGGACATCCTTGTGTAACGCCATGAACTGTAATATGACGAATAACAATTCCTGTAGAGATTTCGCTACCATGCTGTTGCACCTGAACAGCTCCTGACCCTTCAGAAGGTTCTCCTTTTTCACAATCTCTTTTTTGACTATATGATATCACTTCATCATTTTCAATTATTACATTATTAGCCTTTATTTCCAAATTTCCTTTTATTACCATTTCTTTTACTACTTGTCCTTCAGTAGAAACAACTAAATTACCTAAATGTTCTGTAAGAGTTTTTCCTTTTTCCACTCCGGCACTTTCAGTTCCAGGATATCCACATTCTTCTTCGTGCCCAAAACAATTAGTTTTTAATCCTTCTTTTTTAGTATTAACAGATCCTGAATGGTGCCTATAATAAAAAATATCTCCTTTATCAATCTTATGATTATTTCCGCATCCATAAATAAATAAATTTAAAAAGCAAATAAATAAAATTAATATTCTAAACATTAAAGCAAATCCCAATCCCAAGTAGGCGCTTCTCCCGGATAAGTTAAACTTATAGTAGCTCCAGACGGAACAAATACTTCTTGAGATGTACTTTCAGGAATTTCTCTCTTAGCTTCCGCAGTTGCTACAATAGTAACTTTTCCAGGGCTAGCAAGTATTTCAGATTCTACAGTTAGAATTTTAGTTCCAGAATTATATTCTTTCACTTCAAATCCTTCAACATTAGTTCCTTTTAATATAGCACCTTTTTTAAGGTTATTTAAACTAGAATTCCTACCCGCTACTGCTGCAACTTCTTTTACTTCTTTTGTTGAAATAGTAGGTTTACCAGTAAATTCACTTAATCCATCAACTGTCACCTTAACAGATGATGATGCTTTAGCTTTAATAACTACTTGAGCATCTCTATAAAAAGTATTTGTAGCAAAAGATTTACTAGCAGGTACAGCAGGTATTTGCGCCGAAAATCCATTAGTAACCGCATTACCAGGAGGATATTGAACATTTATAACCTTAACTAACTTTGCACCAGTTATACCACCCACTATCGTATTAGCATATACAACTCCTTTCATTGCATTGCCTTCATCATCAATCATCCTAAATTGTCCCCATCTTCCTTCAGATCCACCCGCATCAAGCATATTAATATTTAAAGTAAATTCGGCATACCCACTAGGTACATATATAGGGAATATAGTATCCTCTATTGACAAATATCCAATCGTAGAAGACCAAAACCAATGTTCACTCTGAGGAATGACTCCAATCAAACAATAAACAGAACGCATAGCCGAATGCCATCCATGTTCACCTATCTCAATGGCGCCTGTATGTCCCTCTACGCTATGCTGGGTCACATATGAATTATCATTATTACCATGACCTGGCATTCCTAAAGCAACTGCTGCCTTCTTATGAGCTATAAATTCTTTTTCATAGCCAGCCCAAGGAATAACAAATTCATTTAAATTAGCCCCTGGCGCTTCTCCTATAAGCCCAGGAACGCCTAAAGCATAACTTGATAAACTATTTATATTTGCATTTGATACTCCAGCAAGATCTATTCCACTAACTGTTGAGTTAGATGGAGCGCTAATTGTTAGCCCAGTTACAACAACCATCATGTTACTAAATCTCAAATAAGTATACCCCTTATTAGGGGTAGGTCCACCAATCATTGAAGGCCTACCATTAGTGAGACTATATTCCGGTTGAGCATGTATACCAACCAATTTTGTTTCTCCAGCAGCCCTCGGACCAAAGCTAAATAGACAAGCACCAGCCTGTTGAGGAACTGTTTGATACCACTGAGGTAGTCCACTAGATTCATTACTGCCTTTTAAATTTATTGTAATCTTCATACTCTGTTTTTGAGCACGAGTAGCAGCCACAATTACTGTAACCCCCGACGCTTCAGCTTCAGCTACTCCGCTCATTTCTACTTCTGTATTCGATAAAACATTTTCAATTATAGTACCAGCTTTTATTTTTCCTGCCGATATCAATTCAGCGCCTTTATCATAAAACTTAAAATTAGCTGTAGCTGAAGTCAATTTTTTAGAAGCAGATTTTGTTACTCCATCTGTAAATCTACCTCCAGAAGAGCCTACAATAGGCAAAGTTATTTGCGCATTTCCTTCAGTTTCTCCACCTGTTTTTAATTCACCAGCTACACCGTATATAGTATGATGAAACCATACCTCACAATATCCGGCTCCTTCTTTAGCTTCTTTTACTGCATTATTGATAGCTTCTTGAATAGCAACAGTATCGTCGGTTGCATATACCGCTAAAACTCCTTTAACTGTATGTTTTGCTTCAACTTCTAATTCTATTTCTTCCGGCCCTTTATATTCAGAAATTCTAGAAGTTAGAGTATTCCACTGAGGATGTTCATTATAATAACCTCCCTTTTCAGCTGGTGTCTTGCCTTCTATTTTTGCTTCTTCACCAGCCGCTACTATAGCTATATATTTTCCTTTATCAGCCGCAGTAAAAGGTGCAGAAGGAGATTGTAATATTTTTTTAGTAGATTCTATTTCAGCATCTGCTAAAAGTTTTCCATTCCCTAAAGCTCCATAAGACTCCGGTAACTTTACAGGAAAAGGCTGACTTTCAGCAACTTGAGCATATGTAGGAACCGATTCCCATTTAGTTTCATAATTTACACCAGATTTCTTTACTAATGACTGACCAGTCATACCGCCTACAGGTAAAGAAGAAGCTTCTCCATAACCATATACTTTAGCTCCTTCTTCAACAACAACAAGATTAGCTACATTTGTTTTTCCTTCAATAAGTTCCCAAGAAGGTTCAGGGCCTATCCATTCAATATTTTTAAATTTAAATTTTTTATTTCCGCCTGCACCCTGTTTTAAATAACATTCAACAATAGCATAATTTGGTATAACAGGAAATCCTTTAAATTTTATTTCTGTTTCAGCTTCTTTAACAGTCGCTTTAAATAATCTTCTATTTTCTGCTAAATTAAATTCTACAGATGCCCCTACTTCCCCCAACGATTCTTCTTTTGGTTCGCTTATAGGACTACTTATTTTTTCCCATACTTGAGACGTAGTACCAACTTTTATAATCCCTGAAGTATTTAAAAACCATATAGTCTTTTTATATACGGTTCCATTTATAACAAGAACACTTCGAGACTTTATTTCTAATTCATTAGCGAACTCAGTAGGTCGAGTCCATGCCCCAACAGATATATTCCAAATACCATTATTTTTAGCTTCAGCTTGAGCAGTAAGAAGAACCTGTCCTTCTGTTGCTTTAAATCCATCAAAGGTAGGTTCACCAGAAAGAGAAGCTACATTAGAAGTCGATACACACTGAACCGGAGTAAGTACAGGAATATGTACATTGGCCCGACTACTACCAGCATCAGCTACATCTTTAAGATTTTCAGCCTTAGCTAATTTAGTAGAAGACTTTGATTCAGCTATTTCTTCTACTTTTTTTTCTGTTACTCCTCCGCCTCCTCCACTGCCAATCAATTCCCAATTTTCTTCTTTAAAAACCGACCCGGATTCAAATTCTTTTTTAGCTATATATATTTTTTCTTCATGTGTAGTAACTTGATATTGCCTATATAAAGTATTAGCAGACCAAGGAGGAATAATCGTTCCACCAGAAGCTGTTGTGCTACCAGCATTAGCAGCAGGAGGAATAATTCCTTCTTCAAGAATTATTCCCATGCCACTTCTATAAATTTGTTCTAATTGTTTTGCAGTTAAATTAGCATAAGTACCCAGATATAAAGTAAGGCCACCTTCTAGCTCAATTCCAGTGACCTTACTCTTAGGATCTGCATTTTTCACATATGTAAAAATTGGCATTATTTTACTCTATGTCTAACCACAAGATACCTTCTACTTCTCCTTCAATTATTTTCATCCAAATTGCAGTAGAAAAATTTTTTCCGATGGAAAAGTCATTAATCTTATTTTCCTTTTCTTTAAAAAATAAAGGACCAGAAATATTATTTTTAGCTTCTGTAGCATTATCATATAATATAATTTCTGCTTTTCCTTTAGACCTTATATTCCATCCTAAAAGATTCCCCCCTTTATATTTTCCTAAAGAACTTGTTTTTTCAATTTCTTCATATTTACCAGTTGTTTCATTATATACTGATTCTTTATATTTAGATTCAATATTAGATTCTTTTACTAACCCTTCTGAAGTAGGCAATTCGTAAGATTTTGCACCCATTTTATCTATCCTTAAAAAGTGCTCCAGATATCAATATTTTTCTGCCAATAATCTGGAGCAATTTATCGAATCTTTTTATAATTACTTTTCTAATCAAAAATAATTTTGTTCGTACATTTCTCCCATTGAATATTCAGGATTACCAACAGTTGCATCAGCAAATACACGGAAAGTGGTATTAATAGTTGCCATATTACCAGTCTTCATAAAATCAATTGTAGAAGCAGTCGCTGAACGAAGAACTTTACGGAAGAAGAAAGCTTTCAACTGATTCTTATTCGAACCAAGAGTAATTCTATGAATAATTGCTAGGCGACGTTCGGTATAACTCAGGGGGTTACCAAAGCCGAGAATATTTTCATTAGGAGTATTGGTAGCGTTTACCGTAATTCCAGAGCCTTCCCATGCCACTGCGATATTTTCCTCGTTTGTTTCAGCCAGAGGTGCCTCCACAGTCATCTCCCACTCATCGGGCAACGAAGCCACAGCAGCCTGAATCTGATCGATATCCTGCAAACTCTCTGTGTTGTTACGAGTAATTTTAACGCCACCTTTAGTAGCACCAAGCTCAGTCCATTCACCAACCGGATCATATTGTCCAAAACCAGCCTGTTCTCTAGAAACTACTAAAGCTTGAACAACAGAAGTTTTTTTACATGTATTGCGAAGAACTTGAACTAAAGGTTGTGAATGATTTTTTAATTCACCAGCAAATTCATATTTCATTGCTTCTTCAGTTAGTTTTTTAGTTTTAGTAGAAGTTACAGTAATTCCACCAGTACCAATCGTTGGCAAACCTTCTAAAGCTTCCTGAATTTCAGCCTGAGTGGCGTTATATTTAATAGCTTTAGTAGGATAAGAGCCAAATCCCAAATAGAACGTGCCTTCAGTAGGTTCTTCAGGAAATTTTTCAATTTTCTGTTTCTCATTTTTCCAGTTTGCTTCTTCTTCCAAGTTAATAACTGAACCAATCTTTGTCGGCCAAAGATAAGTATACGGAGCAATTAAAACTCTCGCCGGCCCACGCGTAAACCCAGGCCCTAACGGATTTACTCTCTGGAGCCCACCTTTATTTGCGTTATTGGACATTATCTATTCCTTTCTTTATACTTGTGGACTAGACTGTCCAATTGTCGGGGAAAGTTTTACTACTCCACTATCGGCCGGATTTACCACCGGAGATTGCACAGAAGAAACAGGCGCGGAAGTATCATCTTCTTTAGTTACAAATTTTCCTTTCTCGTCTCCAATAATCTCAATTCCTACCGAACCTAGCGCGCCAAGATCAGCCGGAGTTATCAGAACTGGCTCTTCATTCTCCTTAACTAAATATCTTTCAGTGCCATCATCAGCAGTAAAAAGTCTTACTCTATCAGGATTATCTTTAATATCTAGAAGCTTCACTAAAATCGAAGGCTCGACGCCATCGACTGTTACCGTAGTAGCGTCGGGCATTTTAGTTTCCCTTTCTCATGATTAATAAGTTATCTTTTGAACCGACCACTCGAATTGTTTTCCCTGCAAAATATATGTTTCACCAGTTGCCTTAGTAATTTCACTCTTTAAAGCTTGAGGTAAGGAAGTTGTTACTTTTGGAGGCTTTTCAAACTGGCCTACAGTTCCGCTTAAAGTCTTATCTTTTTGAATACATAAATATACTGCGTCTGAAAGTCTTTGTAATTCGCTATCCAAAACTTGCATTGCTTCTAAACCTTCTATATTGTGAACTTTTTCTGTTGAGACTGGTCCCTTTAAGCACATAACCTCAATATTTAAAGTTGCCGATGAAGTATCAAATTGATCCTCCTGTACTACGTATGGAGCTGCATCTCTTGCATATATAAGAACGCTAGGCCATCTTTCTGGCGGAGATTCTAGAATTGAAAAACACTCAATTCCTGACCTAATATTTTCTTTTTCCACTTTTGGAATAAATATTTTAGTTTTACTTTCATTAGCAAACTCTTCATATTCTTTATCTCTATATTCCCAAATTGATTGAAGTTTTTCAGTTAATTCTGGAAGATATTGTATTATCTGTGCCTTTGCTGCTCTTTGAATTAACTCAAGCTCATACCCTAAACCAAAAGGGTGGCTATAATTTCCATCTAATAGTGACTCTGATTCAAGGTTAATAAAGCTCATGGGAAATTAGGAAAGAATCCAAGAGTAAACAGATCATATCCACCCCACCATCCAGTCTCCAACCTTTGCATCTCATTTGGATTTTTAGTTACGAAACTAAGAGGCCTTTCTCTTCTTCTCAGATTACCATTTATTTCCGGGCACTCATAAAATTCTAGAGAAGAAGCAGGCATCTGAACTGCCTTTCTCTGTTTTAATTCAGGTACAAAGAAACTTAATTCTCTCCAATTTTCTTCTAATTCAATTACCAGTCTATCTCTAAGTTTTTCCAGAGCTTGAATCATATCTGGAAAAGATGTTATTTCAGTCGGACCTTGTGCGGTAGCCGTTCTATGTTGTCTTGCCCAATAATCAATTCCAGGAGTACAAAGTTCTAAAGCTACTCTCTTTGAAAAATAATCAAGTAATGGTAGTTCATAAGCTACTATCTCTTGATCCGGAGAAACCGCTTCCTTCAAAACTCTTAATTGAATAAGAGTTGCTATTTTCTGCATTCTCCTTTCACCAAAAGATGGAGACTTCTTCAGAGCTTCAGCAGTAATAGGCATATGATCAGATATACCATCTACTATTGCTCCAGTTTGAACTCCAATCCCAGGCCCATGATCTGATACTACAATTGGAAACTCAGGAGTTTGGTATTCATTTCCTTCTTCTTTCAAACTCCACCATGCGAAAAATTCGCCCTCCGTGGCTAAATCTTCCGCAGTTAAGTTAACACCTACATTCTCGCCTGCTACTTTTTCTATTTTTTCTGCTGTTAATTCTAGATATGGTTCACGAGAGAAAAATGCCCGCATATAAAATTTAGCTGATTCAATATCTACTGGTTCATTATTATTCTTAGTAATAAGATCAGTAAATCTGTAAGAAATTCCTAAAGGAATTACAATAGGATTTTTTACAGCAGAGTCAACTACAGTAGGCACTAATCCTCCTCGACCCCAGCTCCAACAGGAAATTTATTCGAATCATTATCTCCATCTTCCTCTGGCTGAAATTCTAGAATTGCAGGCCGTTTTTTGTGCATAAGCTCGTAAACAATTGTATCTTGAACTGACTGTGGATCTAGAATATCTAGCTTATCTAGAATATCCCTAGTAGCCATCTGATCATATTCATTCCAAGGCTCACGCTCAGAGGGAACAACAAAATTAATTATTGTCTCTCTATTCATTCCTGGCCTCTCATACTGTCTTACTTTCTCAGCATCATCCGCCGATAAAGTCTCCATTCTTTTAATAACTTCTTTTGGATGAAGACCAATATAATCATCCCAGGGAGGATCAATAACTTGTCCATTTGGGGCCTGTCTTTTTCCTTCTACAGCAGTAGCCTTCTTTCGAAGTTGCTCAGCCTCTTTTTCAGTCAATTTTTCAAAAGTTTGTGTATACCAACTTACACCTTTATCAATTGACTCTCGAACATGCCCAGGTAACTCAAGCTCTGAAATCACATCTCCAGCAAAATGAGTATAACCCTCCACTCCCTCAATTGAAGCTGTAGTATTTTTCTTTACTAAATATGAATTAGCCATTTTTAGGTACTTTTCTCCTAATTTTTTACTAGTAGCATTTCGCAAGCTGTTTTTTTTAAATAATAGTCTATACCATTATCGAAAATTTCTTTTGCATCAACCCCTATGCACACCTCCAAATGTCTTTTCATAACATTATTGGGCATTTTTCTTCCACAAAATTTACATTCTAACTTTACTCTATTTTTTACAGATTGTTTAGCAGCCTTTGCAACATTTTTAAGCATTTTATTTTTAACAATTGGATCTTCATAAATTTCATTCATTTTACTTCTATAATCAGAGCTTTCCCATCTACTTTTAGATGCCTTAGAAACTTTTTCACGAGTTTCTAAAGAATGTTTACGACCTTTATTTCTTTCTCCATTTTTCCGCCTAATTTCACGAGCTTCTGGATTGTTAGATATATATTCTTTTTGTGCTTTACTAATTTTCTCTCCAAAACCAGCAGGCTTTTTACGTCCAGGAGTAGCACCTCCGCGATTCTGTCCTTTCCTAAAAGGCCCCTTTCCTCCAGTCCCACCCTCTGCAAGATTAGTCAGCTTGCATCCTTCATCTTTAAAAAGTTTTATCCATTTTTTCTCACTATCAGCCCATGAACTATCATCACAACTTTCTAATATCCATACAATAAAATCAAGTCCATCATCCATCAATGACTGAATCCATCTATCTCTATATAAACTGGGATTCTCACTTCTCCCTATATTTCTGTGCCTTCTCATACGCCTTTTTATATCAATAGTTTTCCCGACGTACCGAACTTCGTCGGTACGCGGGTCAACTAAAGCATATATAAAGTGTAATTTATTCATTATCTAAAAATATTTAATATGCCTTCGCCAGAAGGAAGCTTTGAGGACGACGCATACGAACAAATCTTGAGCAACCTTGGCGCATATATACATTCTTATTATTATGATTAATAATTAGCTCAGACTGCGCCCCGATACTCTTTTTCAATGAATTCCATGTATCCGAGATAAGAACGGGTCCATCGCAAGTATCTGCGATATTCTCTCCCTCAAACACATAACTAGTCGTCATAAGAATTTCCCCATTCTTGAGGAAATTAGTAATTGCCGACTGACCACGGTTATATCCAGTAAGCCCAGAACCAGCAGCTTCACCAGTTTCTGCACGATAACCAGAATCAGTAACGATAATCATAGGAGCCTCGGCAGCAACACCGCCCTGAGCATCCGATGGAGTAGAACCCCAAAGCAAATCACATACATCTTGAGGGGTAGGCTTAAACAAATTTCTATCAGTTTGCGTAAGATACCCTCTAGCTTGATTCGACCGCTCAATTTTTTCCCAAGTCTGCGAATTCATATGGATTCTAGATCCATACACACCCGCATCATTACCAATGATCTTCTGCCACCCACGAAGATCATCAATAGTAGTTGAATTAAGACGATCAGTCCAAGGGACAGTTGCAGAAACCTTATGGGATTCAAGATAAGAAGGCTTAATTTCTTGAGACTGCCCACCAGAAAAGTTAACAACTAATGGTTCGCCCTTGAAAACTTTCCAGCGCATAACTTCAGTAAGCCTCTCATGGCGAATTTGAAGAATCTTGCCCATTGTCGCCAAGTCAATGCCAGCGCGAGCACGTATCGAAGGAACATCAGAAGTCATACGGATCCAAAGATCTTCCTTAATCTCAGACATCTCATCTAAAAGCAAGAGGCTCTGAACTTCCTCAATATAATTAATCTCAGGATTGTAGATATTAGGCGTTGCATCAGGTGCTCTAAACTGTCCAATACCAAACGGAGCAACTTCCGCAATATCCCTACGTACTTTGCGATCCATTACTGGCTTCAATGGCGCAATTTCTGCCCCAATATGAGGAATCGTCTCCCAAGCTGTCTCCAGTGCACGAAGCGAGATATCTGTCAGCGCCGATTGCGGCCATAGATCAAATACGTCTTGGCCTAAAGCTGCTGCACCGGGAGAAGATACTTCGGCCGCAACTCCTGCTCCACCAGCAATAGTAGGAAGTCCATATTCATTTAACTCAGTTTTATTATCCTCCCAAAATTTTTCGAGAGAACTTTTTCTTTTATTTATTCTGGCCTTGGCCATGATAATTTTTCCTTTACCTTTCTGACCTTAGCCGATTTAATAAAACGTACACGTTTTTAAGGATTCTTCTGCTAATAAACCATACTTTCTATATTCTGGTAATTTTTCAATATTAAAAGAACAAGAGTGGAAATAAACAGGAATTGGCTCATTAAAGTTTGATTCTTCAGCAGTATTTCCCCAATAATCCCATTCTGGTCCATCATAAACTCCCATAATCTTCTCAGCAGTAGTTCCAGGAGTTGTAGTAGTAGGAGTAACTTTAGGAGTCGTACCGCCAGTTAAGCCAGCACTATTTACAACAAATAATGGCTGCGCTTGATTGCCAAGCTCACCTTTAAATTCAATTTTAATGGCTTCTTCTTCGATCGTTTTTGTTTCAGTGTTAGTTGTTTTAATATTTTCAGAAGTAGCAATGGTACTTAATTCAACTAAAGCTTCAACAATAGCTTTAGCAGTAGCTTTGTAACTAATACCTTTAGTAGTCTGACCGCCATAAGTAATAGTAAAAGTACCACCAGTAGGAGAACCAGTCTCGGTTAATGTTTGAACAGCATTGGCATTTGTACCTAACTTTTCAAAAATCTTCACCTTAGTAGGTTCAGGTTCAATCGATTCATATTTTGCTACAAAATAAGTTAAGAAAGATCCAACAGGCACAGTAAATCTTCCTGCTTCATACCCTAATTTCTTTTCCTTTAGAGTCTCAGCGGCAAACCAACAAGATTTAATTGAATCTCGGCCAGCAAACCCACGCAAACAAGTATTGCGCTGAATTTCACGGTTTCTAAACTGATTGAAAGGCATAGCTTATTTTCCTTTCCCGATATCACTCAGCGCAAGAAACTCTGAATCTCTTTTAAGTGAAGGATCAGCAGATTCCATCTCGGCCAAAAGCTCCTCACCCGTCATTTCTTTCCTATCTTTTTTATCCTCTGCACCGTCTGGTTTAAGATTTGGACGATCTAGGCTTGGAGTTTCCAATTTATTGGCAAACTCTCCAAGATTAACTTTCCCATCTTTTCGCGGAATTGCCGCCATAAACCGCTCAGCAATCTGAGTCGCAGTCTCTACCATAGTAGTTTCATGCCCATTCTCAGAAAGATGAAGTTTTACTGCAACATCTCCATCATCACTTAAAGCGGTAACCTCATACTCTCTAAGTAAACCAGGAAATGCCTCTAAACCTTCTTCTTTATATTTAGCAATTTTATTTGCCGTACTCGTTTCTTTCTCTACTTTTTGAGACTCAGAAAGCTTAAGATGTAATTTCTCGATCTCTTTATTCTGTAGTCTCTGAAACTCCCTAGCCTCATCAGAAAGGCCAAGCAGCTCCATTTTTTCCTCTGACATCAGGAGTGTCATTGGGCCTCCTATGGGCTGATTGTTATTTGACTCAGATAGTCCAAGTCTTTTAGCCGAAGCCTCTTTTAAGGGATCGGACATATTTGATTTACTTTCTTTTTTCGGGCCAAATCCTGGCAAAGAATTTATATCTACTCCAAGATCTTTAGCCCTGCGTCGAATTAAAGATTTTGCAGCAGAAACATCTCCATGTCCCGATGCAGCAAGGACAGCCGCTGAATGAAGATCGTGCTCATTCTCAATTGGATAAGAACCATCAGGCAGCGCATGACCTGCTGCTTTTGCTCTATCTCTCTTTGCCTGCGGAACAGACAGATAAAGACTAGTTATTACTTCTTTATCATTTGACATTTTTAATTTATCCAATTGTTCTTTATCTTGTTTTGGATCAATTGTATCGCTAACCCATTTCTTAGTTACATCTACCCAATCAGTAAAAGGTGCTAATTGAACTTTTTCATCTTGAACCATATAAGGAACAACCCAAGCATCTTGATCTGGACCAATTCCGTAATCTACCTTTACAAGAGCTTTATTTGCAGTACAATCAATTAAAAAGTAATTCGGATATGAATCTATATCTCCAGTAAATCCATCCAAAATACGATTAATCTGCTTTTCTATATCGCCATAAGATGGTTCATCTCCCCACTGCACATCTGCAAGAAACTCTCCTAAAACCTCTTTATCTTTAGGTTGTGGTTTAGTGATTTCTTGCGCAAGTTTTGTCGGAAAAGATTTATCCTCTGGCGCAATTTCCGCCGTAAATGGTTGCTCAGAAAGCATCATTGGAATTACGTTTGAATCAGAAAACTCTGTACTCCCATAAGATGCCATTCCTCCCATCCAAGGTTTATGAGTAAGACAAACATGATCTAAAGCAATTGGATAAACTTTACCAGTAGTAGTATTTTTATAATCATATAAGAGCCCACAAGATCTAGAAGGAATAGATCCTCTTTCTACTTTCTCTTTTACCTCTGGCTCTGTAAAATCATGCCCACCTAATAAAACTTTCTCTCCGGGAATCTTTTTAGAATCAACTATTTTTACATCTTTAATATATCCAGTATTCTCAAGAACATTATTTTCATGAGATAGAGGAATAGTAGTATACTCTACAGCCTTATCTTTAAAAGAATCATATATATCTTGAAGACCTATTTTTTCTCTCTGATTATCTGAGTAACCAGGAACAAATACAAGAGGTTTATCTAACTTCTCCCCATTAGGACCGGGGCGAGTAGCTAACATTCCACTCCGCGCGATTGGCGCCCAAATTAATCCATCATCAGTTTTTTCTTCAGGCTCATCTAGTTTTATATTTGAAAATATCTCTAAACTTAAATTAGTATCTTTATCAGAAAGAAACTTATTATAATCTATATTTTCCTCTGCAAACCCAGTATTCAATTGCTGCATAATCTTTCCCTTTGCCCAAGTCTCTCCGGCAGGGCCGCCCCAAAGAAGATCCTCACAATCTTTAGGACAAGTATCATGAGAAGAATGGTAATGAGCCATGTCATTAATATGAGAATCGTCCAATTCTTGTCCTGAAGCAATCTTTCTACCCACATCAATGGCCCTTGGTGTTACTGAGTTAACAGGAAAGTTTCCAGCAGTAAATAAACTCAAACCTTCTTTTGCGGCATTCGCCATTGATTTAGTCGGGCGATTTTTCAAAGCAATAAACTTTCTAATTCAGAAGAGGGATTTGGCGCGGGATCTAAACCCAATAAAACTCTATATGGATCACATTGCTTTCCTAAATCTTCCATTATTAAACAAATATCATCTGGTACAGCCATCTCGCCTAAATCGTGCCCTCCACCATGCCACGGAGGATTTGCTGCGCCTTTGTCTGCATAAGCAATGGTTACTCCTGGTGCTCCTACATCAAATGGAGCCGATTTAGCGTGCGGCCCAGCAGGCGCTCCATGCCGCCAGTAGGTATTCTGGCGGATAAGGTCCTTGACGGTCGCACAGAGACCTTTTGTCCGCTCTGGACCCCACCGCTTGAGGTTGTCCTGATAGCAGCTACGCCAGGGGGTAGGGCTCTTAGCATAATGCCGAAGTAAAAATCTTAGATATCCCATTGATCTTGGATTCGCAGTAACTCTCTGATAATTGGCTAATAAAAGATCTAATCTTTTATCAATGTCTTCTAATAAAAGTTCCTCGTGCCTTTTTTCAGATGCTAACTTTATATCTGTAATCATTAAAATGATTCCTCAATAAATTTCATCTCATCATCATTAAGATGCGGCGAAAATACATGGCTACAAAAAGCACATCTTAAAACTACATTTAATTGAGTCTCAAACTCTCTAGGCAAATCAAATCTCTTATAAGTAAGAATATCGTGAGTTTGTTTATCGTGAGGACATCTAAGTTTTCCCGCTTCAAAAAGCGGCCGGGGTGAAATTCTTTTATTCTCAACATCATGAGAAGTCATTTTCCTACTAATAATTCCACGCCGCGCGATTTTCGCCCAGTGCAGAAAACTATGTAATTTTAAAACAAGTACTATAGATTTTAAAATCTATAGATAAAGATATCGAGCAGGTGTTGACATACCACTCTTGAAGTAGTAGTGTGCAAGTACAGGATCAACGAAGTAGATGATCCTATGAGAAATTAGGCTTCCTTCTACGGAAGCCTTTTCTGTTAGGGCGCTGACAAACGCAGCGCTAAAACGAAAAAGGGAGCCGATTTTATCGGACTTGTTTTCGTCAGTCTAACGCTTACTGCGTTAAATATAGTATCAACAGTTCCTAATAAAGCAATTAAAGTACATCATAAACACCATATAAATCATCATCATATAGCAAAATATAGAATTCCTGACCCACAGTCAAATATAACTTCCTTTGATCTCTGCGTAGCTAACAGAGAGGCAGGAAGCCCAGGATCTTATTCATATAGCACCATTAACTGGCATATAATAGATCCACCATATGAAGGAGCTTATCAATGGGATCCTTCAACTTGGGCAGCAGCAGGTGGATTGAAATATGGATCTGCTTCTGGAGCCTCTCCAGAAAATCAAACTCGTGTATTTAACTATTACGAGTCTATAGATCCAGGATCTTGGCCCGTTAGTGTACCAGCTTGCGGAGGACCTTAATTATACATCTAACTTCTTAGAATTTCTTAGAATAGAAAAACTTTATAATGCGCCCTGTTTCTTTCGATTAGAAATGGGGCGTAATTATTTTAAGTATCTTTCTTGGAGACGGATGCCGCGAGAGCCGCCCCTTCTTCCTCCGCTACGCGTTGCGCGGCATCGGGTAGGTTGAAGTCGATGAAGTTGACGAGCCCGCGATAGGTAGCAGCACTCTCGCCGTCGAAGTTGCGCTGACACGTCGCGCGAATCCACCCAAGCCACTGCTCAAGGAGATCGACGCGCTCCTTCAACGCATCTCGCTCAGCCTCGGCGGATTCGAGTAGATCCTCAAGGTTGGCTGCGCCCTGACGATGCCCGTCAGCGGCCTCCTCCAGCTCGGCTACCCGCTGCTCAGCAGCTACAGCGCGAGCCGACAAGATGCCAACTTCGCATTTGGGGTGATGATCAGTCTCGCCCCCACACATCGGGCACTCGCCACGGGGCTCACAAGCAGCCTCGTCAAACGGAGCCCTCATGATTAGAGCACTTCCGTCAGCCGGCCGCTCCTCTCGTAGCCCTAGCTTGTCGAGGGCCTCGCGGATCGCTGCCTCCATCGCGACCGGGCCGCAGCAATCATGACCAGCCTCTTCGGCGGCGAGTTGGGCATCCAGCGCCGCCTCCACCACGTCAGGCGGTATCGGGAACTCAGGCATTTATATTTCCTTTCTTAAGATTCTCAGGTACAAAAGTATAACCTTCGTGATCTATTCCTAATTCCTCGCGCGAAATTGCCACCGCGAAACATTGCAATGTAGTTCTAGTCCCCAATCTCTTTCTAGCTTCTGCCAAAGCAGCCGTAATAGTTTTTACAGATACTACGCAATCTTTTGCAATTTGGTCATAAGTCATTCCTCTAGCAGATTTTGCTAGATACTTAGCTTGAGTAGGAGTTAAACTTTTCTGTTCCATTATAAATTTAATTTATCAAGATCTATATACATAACTCTCTGGTCATTTTCTCCAACTCTGTACTTTACTTGCTTACTTATTCCATATTTATCTACTAGAATAACTCTCTCAGCTCTGGCATATTCTTCAGATATAATATCTAATCCTGTTAAATCATCTGTAGACTTAGCACCATTTATAATTAATACTGTATCTATCATATTTTCCTTTATTTATCGCACTGGGGATTTAGGATTCGAACCTAAACTACCATATCCAAAGTATGATGTGCTCACCATGTTACACTAATCCCCATCCGCGCAAATTCTCCGTTGTTGCTTTACTCATTTTATTTCTTTTATGAGCATATATTTAAGTTCTAATTTTTCTGCATTAGTAGGTCTACCAATCTTCTTACCATTCTTTGTTAATTTTGTCTTATTTTTCTTTTTCGCAGATTTCCGCCGGGAAACGGGCTTTTTACGCCCAGGGACCTTTCCCTCCAATGCTAACTGAAAAAACCTCAGATTAGCTATCTGACCCTCTAGCCGCAAAATCTCGGCCGCAGTCTCGCGCCGTAACTTACTAATATACAAATCATTGCTTCCAGTAGGGCTTATATAATAATAAATATTATAAATCATTTATATTCTATCTATATATAGTACTCTTTATTTTTGTTTCTCTTAATCTTATTATCCTTTAAGAGGCTATAAATAATAGTTCTTGTAGTAGATTCTATAATTCCACTTTTTGCCATACTCTTACTTATTTCATTCATAACAACAGGTCCATTGTTAGTAATAAACTCTATAATAGAAGAAGTAATCGTTCCACGAGGTAATCTTACAGGAACTTCTCCCGCTAAAACTTGTCTAGCTTTTTCTATTCTTTCTTTCTCTTCTTCTAACGGAATTATTTTAATAGCTAATGCCTGAATCTTTTTAGAATTTTTCTCAATCTTATCGTCCATTTGTCTCAAAAGGAAATCAAAATCAAACATATTTAAAAATTCTCCTGTTTTATTTTAGCTACTTCAGTAGTAGCTTCATGATCTTTATAAGCAAATTCTTCTAAAGCAATACGAACTACATTAGATAATTTTAAAGAATATGCTTCAGCATACTTTTCTAATTCTTGCTTTAAAGTCTTTTCCAATCTTATATGTAAAGTTACATCGTTATTCATATTATACTTTAGCTCCTATCCTTCTTAAATCCGCTCTACAATTCTCTACATACCTTGCAATATCTCTGCCAGTAGTTGAAATCGTAGCAGACCATTTACTCCATTTATGTAATTTTAATTTACATAAATTCATTTTCTTCTTTTACTCTTCTTAGTTGATAAGCCGGATTCACACCTAGATATAAATAAAATAACAATTATTACGCATGGAATTCCTAAAATAATAGTTAACATTATATTTCCTTTTTAGTTAAATTTTTATCTTCAGATAATCTATTAACTATTGTATCTAAAACCTCAATTATCGTTTTTATACTTTCAGAATGTAAATCTAAAATATCTTTTAAATTATTATATTCTTTTCTGGATATATACATAAAATAACTGTAGCACAGACCTCTACGCTTGTCAAATTATTTCTCGGCAGCATCTGCGCCGGAGGGAATATCATATATTTCCCACTCCCTATAGATCACCTCCTGGCGCTCGATCCAGGCCCGAGTGATATGAGACATTTCTTCACATTCCGATAATTCCTCTATGGCCTGGTTTAAATCATCTACTAGATAACTATTTATTTTATTTTCATCAACTCTTACATAATTAAATTTATATTGATAACCCATGTAGCTTCTCCTTGTAGAACATTTCTGTAGAAAATTAATAAAATACTATACTTCTGTTCTACATTGTAGCATATCAGATAGTTGTTCTACAAAATATTATGATGACGTTTGCTCACTATCATCGTCCCCGTCAGCCATCCAATCCAAAGCAGCATGAGCACCCCCTGGGGGCAGCCAGTACTACCTTCAGACGCGCGCGTGTATATATGAAGCGATCGGGGGAAATGATTGACCACTCCGGCGCGAGCTGCAGCGAGAGGAGATCCTATCTGACATCCACTGAAAAAGGTGAGGTCACAGAGACTTAGAACTTTCTCTGCGCGAAATCTGCTGAGGATTGTTCTACAGATATAGTGTTCTACATCTTTTGTTCTACAGGGTTGTCCTACAGTCTAGATAGATCGATCTAATGTAGAACAGCATAGACGTGGGAGGGTTGCAATAAAGTTGTTTGTATAATCAACTATATTGTGCTACATATCACAAGCTCTAGCTAAGCTGCTGCTTAGCCGGGGGGTAAGGGTTTTCTCTACTACTGTTCTATACCACTACTACCCAACTCCCGCGCGATTTCCGCCGTGAAGAACAACAAAAATAAAGATTGATAAAGATTCTTCCAATCTCAAGATATCTGTGCTACAATCTTAGAATGATCAATGAAAAGAAGTCAACACGCTTTCTATATGATATCGAACCGGGTCACAGCAGCAGAGTAGTCCGTGGTATAGAGATCATTACTGCTGATCCCATTACTCTTTCCTCTGCGCGCGATTTCGTGCGAAAGCTAGCAGAACAAAACAAAGCCGATATCCGTAGCTACATCAACATACGATTTATGGATTGACCACTTCTAGCCGGCGCGGAAGTTGCGCGTGAGATTCAATTCTCCCCGGCTAATTCATTCTAAAAAGATAGTATCAATAAGAACAAATAAGTATATAGCCACATAAGAACATAAAGATTGAAAAGAACTATTGACTTTTCAAGGATCTGTCGATATACTTAGAACTATGATTGATAACCCGTATCTAGCTTATCCAGACCGCTGCTATCGAGAGATCGAAGAGTGCGGAACAAAGAAGCTCAAGAATGGATCTTTGTGGTTTTGCAGCCGCTCCTGTGAACTTGCTTACCAGTATAAGGAACTATATCCTTTGATTTATTCTCCGGCAGAATCTGGCGTGGAAAAGATTCAATAAAAGATTGCAGTCAGTAGAGGTAGACAGCTAAGCTTACAGACCCCTTCCCGGCGCGAGCCGCCCGATCGAATTGGGCAAGTGGTCCTGACAGAGAGTATAAGGTGCACATAGAAACAAGATCGGTAAGTGTTAGGTTGGTTGCTAAGAACTGCCGACGCTCTCTGTCCAATTACTTTCATAAAGATTGAAATAAAGCTTGACAGACTAAAGAATCTTTGATAGAATGTCGATATTGAAGTCAAAGAAAGGATTATCATGCCTAGCTATTCTGTAATCTTGGATACCGACGGGCAGAAGATCGATCTACCAGAAGTAGTTGATGTACCCTCTGATATCGATCCTGAAGATATTGCAGACTATCTAAGTGATGAATATGGATGGCTTGTAGAATCGCTAACGGAGCTAACCACTAAATCAATAGCAAGCATCAACCTCTAAATATCAAGAATCTTCAATTCCCGCGCGCTAATTCGCGCCGAAATAAGGCAGTATCATCTAAAGACCGATATCAAAGCATGCCGAGTCGAGCGTTGTGTTAGGCTTACCTTTGTCCATTCAATTGATAAGGGCCAAGAAAGGAAATTATGCCTAGACTTTTCTGCCAAAACGGAGATCATTGGTACGACCGCGAAAGTCAGCGCGGTAGGCCACCTCTGCATTGTGATGAGCATCGTCCAGCTAAGCCTACTGTGCGCCATTCTCCGGCCAATTCTACGCCGAAGGCCACCCCAACCTCTGCAATTCAGGATCCAGCTCTCAGAGCAGCCATAGAAACTGCCGAAGCTGAGGCCCGAATGGAGACTCTGCATTGTGCTGTAGGAGACCATGACTTCCAGTGGGAGCGCAAACGCGGCAGGAGGCCACAAAACTGTCCTGAGCACTCCTCAGCAATTTCTAGAGCCATTTCTACGTCGAGCCTTACTCAGCACCAATCAGAGCTAATTAGATCAATTCTGGAGCACCCACGCGCCGCTTCCTGCCGATGTGGATTGAGCAGTGAGTCTACGCCGGCAGAGATTCGCGCAAAGTATGCTCATTCCTGCACTGATCCGCAATTTATTTGCCCAACACTTGATAACATAGGAAGAACATTGAATCTTTAGGAAATATATGCAAACATTCTTGCCATATGAAAGTTTTTATAGATCAGCAGAAATTCTAGATGCGCGCCGATTAGGAAAGCAACGAGTTGAGGCTTTGCAGATTCTTCAAGCTCTTTCAGCAGAGACAAGCGGCTGGAGAAACCATCCCGCAGTAAGGATGTGGAAAGGCTATGAAGGTTCTCTAGCCGATTATGGAATAGCTATATGCAGAGTTTGGAAGAACCGAGGCCATGAAGATAATTGCTGCGGTAAACTAGAAGATTATCTGAAAAAATATAACTATGTATTTGAACATCCACATTGGTTAGGTAATCCTTACTTTCATCTTTCTCATCAGTCTAATCTTATTCGTAAGGACTCTAAACACTATGGCCCACTTTTCCCCGGAGTTCAAGATAATCTACCCTATATATGGCCTATAATATAATATAGAAAGGAGGATCCTCTATGAAAACTTTCGAGCTTAGACCATCTGGATTTTTTAGTAATGATCCTAAGCAACCAAAAATCACTACAAATATAAAGGTCATTGAGCTTCAACCTGTTGTAGAAATGCTCAAGAGAGCTATCGAGGATCCTTACGAGGCGCTTTTTGCGCCGAGTGAGATCATAGACTTTATCAACAGTTATGGAGATTGATTATGGATAGAATTGTTCAATTGATTATAGAATCTTGCCCTGATACATCAGATATGCACGACTGGTTCTCAGAACTAATTTATATTCGAGAACTACCAGAGACTTATGCGCATCCATATCCAGAGGAGCTTTGTCTTGAAGAAATATATAAAGATTTGTAGAAAGCTATTGCAAGAAGACAATCTTTATCTAAAGATTGCTTGACAAAAGTTTCAATCTATGATAGGATATTTTTATGTTCAAGATGAGGTGGAAAAATACAGCAGAGATTTTGCGCGATAATCAGCCTCGCAAGAAGTATTCTTTAGCTTATGAGACTTGGCTACAAATCAGAGA